CGCCAATGGCGTAAGCACCACCAGCACGAACGGTTGCACCTGCGGTTAGGTTGGCAACAGCACCCTGAGTAGCTGAAATCCAGCCGTCAGGATCAGTACCGTCACCTAGTTGTACGTCAGTACCACCAGCCCAAGCAGTACCAACTTTGAGCACCACATCTAGCACAACAGCGCCAGCGGGTAGTTCGATATTAGCACCAGAACTTTGATAGGTAATGGCTAGATGGGCTTCTTTAACAGAACCATCATGGTCATATACACCAGCAACGTTACGCTCGGGGATGTTAGCGCCAAAGCCTACGATTAGGCCGTCAGCGTTAGTCCATGTAGAAGCACGGGTCATTTTCTATTTCCTTTCAATTAGATGGTGTTCTTGGTGATAACAGACACCAGACACTCAGGACGATATAGTTTTAGACCAAAACGGGCGTTCATCACATACTCGTCACGACGTAGGTCTTTGTTGCGCTCGTACTCTACACGGGGTAGTTGACGATAGGCACCAACGAAGGGGGTTAGATCGCCACCAACAGACATGAACAGGTTCACGGTTGGGGTAGCAGGAACAGTAGCACCACCTAGGCTAGAAGCAGCAGCTTCAGTAGCAGCAGGTAGGAAGTTAGATACGTACACATCGAAACCAAAGATGTTACGGATGAAACGCATACCAGTGACTTCGTTAACAAAACCACCCTGAACGATACCTTCGAAAGCGGGGTTGTTAGTGAAAGCCTGAGCACCCACTAGAGTGTTGAAAACATACTCTTGTGAAGGATCAATGATAGCAACACGGGTACCACCAGCTTGAGCCTTGTCTAGGGCGTATTTAGCCTTAGCAAAGTCCGCAAGAGTAAAGATACCACCAGTACCAGAAGCTACGAAACGATGGTCAGCACCGTTGATAGAGTTAACGTTACCAGAGGTTTGTTGGTTAGCTAGAGAGAAAACAGAAGATTCTAGGTTCTCGTCTAGGGCACGACGCATCTTGGTGGGAAACATACCGATTAGCTGCTGAGCGTAGTAGCTGTCCTGCTTAGCCTTATCGGTAATGTAGGTAGCTGACTCAACATAACGGTCAATGGTGAAGTTGAACTCACCAGTGTCCATTGAATCATAGACAACAGGGGTTAGTTCAGCAGTTTCACGCATTGGTAGTTCACCAACGGAAGGAATGGTAAACTGGTTACCATCGGGGAAGCCATTGAGCATACGTACATAACGTGTGCCCATTAGTTGTTCTTGAAGAACGTCTTTTAGTTCAGCAGACCACAGTTCAGCACGAACTAGGTTTGCATCAACCTTTGCAAAATCTACACCAGCCATTTAATTCTCCTTATTGCCCAAAATATAGGGCGGGGTTTTGAGAAACAGTTTGCTGTAGCTTATATTGGAAATCTTGTGACCAGTAGGTTTTAGGATCTTCTTTACGAACCTTTGTAGCCCACTCTTTAGTGCCTACAACTTTACTACGATCACCGCCGTTAGAAGCTACGGAAGTTGTATTCATTGAGCCTGTATCCATGTTGTTAGCAGGTAAAGTTACCTGACCACCAAACATATTTACAAAATCAACAGGATCAGTTGCAGCTAGTTCCATCAGGATTTTTGCTTTCTCAGGAGTGCTTGCACGTTGTTTAAAAACATCGGCAGCTTTCTCGCCAAACTTCTCTTTCATAAGAGAGTCTGCTTTCAGCAGGTTATCCATCTTAGACTTTGCAGCCTCACGACCCTCTAACGTCTTCTCTACAAGCTGTTGCACAACGTCAGGTGTAATACCTGCGACAGGAGGAGTGTCGTCCTCTGGTGCTACATTTTGTTTTGACATACGTTCCAAAACCTCATCAATGGTTTTAGCTGAAGCAGCTTGCTCACGTAGTTTACGATTCTCTTCTTTAAGGGTTTCGATAAACTGATCAGCGTTAGTATATGCTTTAGCTAACTCTTCTGGGGTTTTGTATTTTTGCCCTTCACCGACAAGTGCGGTAAATAGCTGTGCATCAGTTGTCGCTGGTGCTGTGTTGGTGGGTTGATTGTCGCCTTCGCCACCGAAAATTGTTGCATTGGTCATGCGTTTTAACTCCTAAAAATTGACAGCCTTAGAGTAGGCTTTTTAAAAAACGTCACTTTTTTGCTGTGTCTGGTAAAAGTGACATAACGAACTCATAGGCTTTAATCTGTCCTAAATTGTATGCAAGTTTAGCATAATGGTTAGGACAGTCAAAATCATCCTTTTTAATACTAGTAATTTCTTCTTTTAAAGTAGTTAATGTATTATATAAAGCTTCTAATACATAACTACTATTATTCCAAGCTTTAGTAAACTCTTCATTAGTACTATCTTTAGGTTTATTATTTAATAGTAATTTATTCATATAATATATATTAGTAATAATACTAGTATATTACATCATTTGTTGCTGCATGTCAACCCCCTGTGGAGGCATACCTTCTTCAGACATGTCACCTTCCGGGTTAATGGTTGCCTCAGTTTGAATGTCTTCAGACACTTGATTCATTAAACGCTGTGTTTCAGCCTGTTCAAAGATCATGGCATTGTCTTGTACAATCTTGTAGTTTTGCCAGCCTAGGTTCTCTTCTAAAGCCTTGGCAATAGCTTTGCCACTAATGTGTGCAGCCACCGTAGGAATAGCTTGTACAGCCACCATAGTCTGGTTTAGTTCCTGAATAAACCGTGCCTGTTCACCAAAGTGACGAGCACCAATAGGATAGATCTTGCCAGCAGCCATCAGATCGTCTTTGGTGACCTCAACGAAGGCTTCTGTACCATAGTCCTCATCCACAGTCCGAATGCGCTCTACGCCCTCAAAATTGCGAATAGCTTCAGCTAGCATACCGTTTAGCAAGGGTTCTAGAATGTTACGCTCAAACCAGCTAACCTTGCTCTGGAAGATACGACCAGCAGCATTCTCTAGGCTTTGCACCTCATACTTAGTTTTTTCACCGGGAGTACGGATGCCCATAGCTTGCTTAGGTGCACCAGCCAGTTCTTCCATACGGTTCATTAGCTCGTTAATTTGCATATCTGCTTGCAAAGCAGTGGCATCTGGACGTAAAAACTCCAAACCGCCCTCATCACCCACAAACACAGTGGCACCGGGTTCGTACTCAAACTCCTCTACTGTGGAGCCTTTTACAACCATTACTGGATAGGCAATCAGGTCGAATACATCTGCCTTAAGGTTTTCTAGGTGATCAATGCGGTATTGCATACCAACTAGCTGATCTAGCGGCCCTTGTGCCCACAGGTTGTCTGTACGTAGCCGCCAGCCACAATGGAACATAGGCTTGCTACCTGTCCACATTGGGTTGGGTTGTTTGCGTAGAATCCACTTACGATCAATGACGGTTACTAGCTGGTTACGTAGCAGTTGTTTAGTGTCTGGATCATAAATGTCGCCCCAAAACTCTAGCAGTTCTACCATGTCGCTATCTAGGTACTCGTCAGCACTGCCAAACCCATCAATAGCCATGTTGAGTTCTTTCTTAAACTCAGGATCATCACGATAGTTTTGACGGAATGCCATTGCTTTAGCAAGCGTAGCTTTGTCGTAGTTTAGTGCAGGTTTGGTTTCTACATCATTCATTAAGTCGCCTACGCTTTTGAGCATACGACGCACTACAGGGGTCTTGTCAAACGTTTCTGACAAAGGGTTAAACACAATGTCAGTAGGGTTAATACGATAGGCTTTAGGGCCAACATAACGACTAACTACGTTACCAGTGTTGTCACTAATAACGTCGCGCACGTAGTCATAAGTAACAACAACGTTACCAAAGTCAATGTAGTCATATACCAATTGGGATACGAGAAGTTGGAAGTTAGATGCTTTTAGCTTCTGTTTTAGATAGTTAGTAATGGCATAACGTTTTTTGGTTAACTCGGGGCTTTTATCAGTAGCTTCCCAAAAAAACCAATTCTCAGAAGGAAACAATGCAGCCATATAGTTAGCATGCAGGTTGTCCCGAATCTGAGTTAGTTTAGGTGTTACTGTGGAGTTTTTCCACGGTAGTTTGCTATTACTAGTTTTACGTGTGTCAGTAGCAAACAAATAATTACGTAGTTCTTGCTGGTCACTTTTCCATACATTACGAGCGTTGTCCCAGCGTACCCACATGTCGGCAATTTTATTTGCTAGGCTGTCGTCTTTAAATGACACTTGAATGTTTTCGTTCATAAGTTCCTCTTAGTAGGCTACGCCACCAAATTTACTATTAAATGCAACTACGTTTGTTTTCTTACCCCAAGTCCTACTGGAAAGAGGTGACTTACAAATTTCTACGCATGAAGCCAGAGCATCTTTTACGTCGTCATGCTCTGGATTATTCATAATTAGTTCTTCTTCCAGAATCTGGCAGTTACCACCTTTGTAGTGCCAAATTTGATTGTTGTTATACCGTGGTTCTAAAATGGCTGCAATGCGTTCTGTTTTGCTCATATTGCGCGGAGGATTGTATTCTTCCACCGTAAACACAATGTTCTGGCTACGCATGTAGTCTTTGAACTGTGACACAATGAGTCGCTGTGCAGCAACCACTTCACACCGTAACTTTTTAAACCGCCACTTCCTAAACACTGTTTCAGCTTTGTCGTACATCACAGAAATCTTGTTAGTTTTAAACCTGTCAATGTCTAGTACGTAGTAGTTATTATCTTCGTCAACTCCAACTACGGCAATAACGGTATAATCGGAAGTGTGATTGACTGTGTACGCAAAATCCATTGCTGCATACACATGCAAAAGTTTGTCACCAAAATACCAAGCACCGCTAAAGTTTTCGATTTTATCACGGTCATAATAATTAAACCTACTACGGTCAATAAGCTGTGTTTCCACAGCATTAGGGTTATTGTAATATTGAGCGTAAAATTGTGTAATGTCTAAGTACTTAGCTTTTTTACGAGCTAGTTCCTTAGCATCAAAACCGAATGTCTTACCATCAGTGCGCCGTTGTTTAGGCCAAAGGAATTCACCGTTTGTTTCTACTGTACGCTCAAACACCTCGTAAACGTCAAGTTCTACTTCGTCATCAGTAACTTCGTCAAAGTAACTTTCTTTCATTTCCATCATATCTTTGTACAAGTCGCCGGGATGGTAACGAGTACCTACAGCCCACTCTTTAGCACCTGTAGATTCGATAGAAGAAAGTTGTGAGTAGAATGCTCTCACTTGTTCTCGGCCTAGTTGCGTGTAAGCATTATCTGGCACCACTACGTCATCAAGCACAGCAACCGAGCAGTGTAGCCCGGTTACGTTAGCAGTGATACCTGCTGCCTTGATGGTAGCATCACGGATGCCTTCTGCTTTACGTTTTGGATGGTCAACACTAATTTCATCCACTGACCAACGTTCACGCTTGCCTTCAAGTTCATTAACCATTTCAGGCCAATAAAACCGATAAATGTCTGATAGTAGAATGTCTTTAACAGCTTTAAGTTGTTTTTCTGCTAAGTTAGCTGTAGCTGAGACATAAAGTACGGTAGCTTCTGGATACTTGGTAATGTGGTGTGCCACACGATAGGCAATCATAGCTGACTTCTGGTGATCCCGTGGAAGTAGCACTAATTGGTTATCTTTGGCATCTTGCCGCTGCCACCAAGCACAAAGTTCTTCGTGCACGGCACCAAGTACACGATGCGGTGCAACAAGTTTAATGAATGTCAACAAGTCTGCTTCTGCAGCTTGCTTTACTAGTTCTTTTTCTGTCATTACCACTTAACTTTGTCAGCCCAATATGCTGCTGACATTTTACCTTTAGAGATGTTACCAGCATGTCGTGCCTTAAAAGACTCACGACGTTTGCGATAGCTCTCTGACTCGCCTTCTTTTTTAGGGCTACCAGACACACCTTGCTGACCAAAACGAATGGTCTTTACTTGTTCGCCTTGTTTAGCAACTACTACGTGTGATTTGGTAGGGTGGCTAGGGGTGCGTTTAGGTTTATTAAAACCAGCTACTCCAGCACGTTCTAGTCGAGGATCTTTAGCCATTACTTACCTTTTTTGGCAGTCTTTGCTGCTTGTTTAAATTGTTTTGCAGTGGGGGCACCTTTACTACCGGGCTTACGCATTTTTTCATTACTACCCTCTGCAATGCGTTTACGCTTGGCATGTATGTTAGCATATAGACCCGCCTTCATTTCATTTTCCCCGTTTTAGTGCGCGAAAAACTTTTGTTAGCAGTTGACGGACGTACACGCAGATTTTTCTTAGCATTGCTGCCGCCTTTGCTAAGTGGTGTTTTATGATCAACATCATTACCATCTCCTTTAGTTACTCGGCCTTCACGTTCCAGCATACGACGAGCACCGTTACGTTTAGCACGGTCTTTCTTTACGTCGTCTTTGCCGTCATACTTTTCGTATTGTTTCTTGTAATCACGTTTTCCGTTAGTCATGTACGGCATTATTTTTTACCCCCTACAACAATACCTAAACGAGCCATATCCCCTGCAATTCGACCTGCAGAAGGGGGTAGTACCTCCTCGTCCTTTTTAGGCCGTCCTACGGGCTTTTTAGCCCCTTCCTGAGCATACCCTTTGTCTGCCAACCATTTAGCTGCTGCAGTACCTCCGGGTTGTTTAGCGTGTGACTTAATTTGCTGAATAGCTTCTGAACGTAGTTTAACTTCTAGTTCAGAGTGCCACTTGTCAATGTGCGGCTTAATGACGGGATGGTTGCGTACTTCTAGCCAGTGATCCCAATCGCCTAGCAGTGCCATAGCAGCACTGTATTCGGAAGGATCCCGGCACTCTAGAAACACTTCTTTCCAATGTTGTAACGTATAAACTGGTTTAAATTTAACGTCTACACGGGCAAACTCTTTAAAGAGTTGTAAAATTACTCGCTTGCCACTTCCGTCGAGGAATTTGGTTCGGTCAACCATTCAATTCTCCTAATCATACCGCGAGGTATTTGGTTACGACGAGCTACAGTGCCGTCTTCAATCACACCATTTGTAACAACAATTCCTTCTGGCCCATCATACAGAAGAAACCCCACTTGTTTGCAATGCACCGGGGTGTAAATAAAATCTTCTTCATGCTCTGACCACGCTGTCACATCTAGCTCTGTAGCGTCTTCCCACACTACATAAACTAGCTTCATTTTTTCATTGCTCGGCTAGCTTTATTTTTAGCAGTGCGTTCACCCCGCTCAGGTAAAGACTTACCAGCCTTGCTAAGTGCAATGGCAATGGCTTGCTTTTGAGGCTTGCCTTTCTTCATTTCTGCTTTAATGTTCTTGCTAATTGCTTTTTGAGATTTACCTTGAGCCATTGGCATATTAAATTCCTTTGTGATAAACAGTTTTACCGTTTTCTTTAACGGCACGAAGAACGTTGCACTTTAAATCTTTTTCATCATACGAAACGTGCACCCAACCACTGTCGGGCACATCGTCTGTGTAAAACTCTAGAATAAGTTGTGTAAACTTAAAGTTGTCGCGGATGTACTCAGCTAACACTTTATTGTCAATGCCTGAGATTTCAATATCTGCTGCCATGCCTAGGCAATGATCACTAACCGGGCTACCTCCCACAGCAGTGTTTACTGCGGGACTCCTATATCCACTTGTAATGGTCACAGGCCCAAACTTATCACGCAATGGTTGTAACACATTAGCAACAAGAATTTGTAAATTATTTTGTACTTTTTCAGAAGGCGTATTGTCAATGTTGCGACGAATGGCAACTTCTGATTTGCATAGTTCTGCTAGAGTAAAGTTTCGGGATAGTTGTGTCATTTTGGAGATTTAGAAAGCATTTCTGTTTTGGCTTGTGAACCAGCAGAGGAACCAAAATAATACGCGATGATGCCTGTCCACGCTGTAGATAAAGAACCAAGCATCATAAGAATAGTAGGGTTGTTGCCGTCTACTTGACCAAACAACAACATACTAAGAATACCAAAGAAACCTATAGTAATTGCACCAGCTAATGCAGGTGGCACAATAGAACGGGTAGCTGCTTGCATTTCACGAGCAGACTTTCTATCATCAACAGCAAGAGCCTCAAAGTTGAGGCCCAATTCATTTTCTTGTCTTTTTAATTCAATCTCAGCAATCTTAACCTGTGCAATTTGCTCAGGTGTCATTTTGTTGCTAGAAATTAAATCGTTTACTTTATCTTCTTCAACACCCACAGCTTTAGCAATGGCAGAAACAGCCAATCCTGCAAGGGGGCCACCTAACGCAGTTGCAATTGTCGGTGCAATTTGTTTTAACCAATCCATGCGTTATCCCCGTGAATTAATAATTGAAACAATGAATACTAGTAACGAAACTGCCACTGTGCCTATAGTTACAAACACTGTAATACCAATAGCCCAATCCATACGTTTTTTGGCTATTTGTTTACGTTTACGCTCCAAGTTACGAGCTTCACGTTCTTTAGCTTGACGAATCTTACTACGTTCAAGAAGAAGTTGTTCCCAAAGGCCAGCCTGTCCATAACCGTAAATTAATAAATGCTTTAATTCTTCTTCAGACTGTCGCAACGTTTCTGCATGCATTACAATCTCTAAAGCCTTACTAGTATCAGATTGACCTTTTTTACCTAAATCATTAGCTGCTTTTTGTACTACATCTTTAGCGTCAAAAAACTTACCAAACTCTCCAATAATGTTGGAAATGTCTTTGCCTAAAGTTTGTGCTTTTTTAATAGTTGCTACAGCCGTTTGTGCTGCTGCAAATGCGGTAGCTGCGGCTGTAATTGGATCCATTACGGCTTGTAGTTAGACCAAAAAGCACTGAAAGCTGCAACTAGTGCAGCAATCCACAATATAGGTTTGGCAACTTTAGCTAAAAATTCTAGTGCAGCAAACGCACCTCGTGCAGCATTAAATGCATCCACAACATCTTGTGTACGCTGATTAATGGCATCTACTTTATGCTCAACTGCAATGAGTCGTGCGTAGATTTCTGCATGAGATACGTCTTCTTGCATACTTACTCTTTAGGCCAGTTCATCTGAAGAGCAGCTAACTCATCTACAGTCGTACAAGCTTTAATTGCTGCTTCATTTGCATCAGATGCAGCACGAATTGCAGCACGAGCAGCTAGTGTAGCGGAATCGCAAGCCTTTACACCTTCCGCAGCACGAGTAATTTTCCAATCGGTAGAAGCAAGTAAACTACCAGCAGTTTGTTTAACTTGGGCAATAGTTTGTGACTTTAGACCAATTTGAACTACTTGTTTATCAGTGTCCACCATGCTGTTCGTAGCAGCATCATAAACCTGCACCATTAAAGGTGATCCGTCTTCTTTTGTAGCAAGTACATCGTCTAAAGCCTTGGGGATGCCCGGTGCCCAATAAAAACGATCATCATGCGGAGCAGCATCAGCTACTTCGGTAATGCCAATAGCAGCGCGTTCTTCAGGGGTTGCAAGGCGCAGCCAATTGGCGGGATACTGGATATCGCCAGCGGTGAACGCCGTATCGGGCGAGAGAGGAGAGCCGTTTAGCAGGAACATGGGTTACCTCGAAAGGGAAAGTTTGAAGGGGTGCTCGGCGAATGCGGCGTAGATGAATGTGCCGCCGTTAGTGTTTCTATTGCCAGTTGATGCGCGAATTTTGAAACCGTTGGAAAGCATATCGATGCCATCCTGCGTGTATTCCTGATCCGGAAGGTTAGGAATCAAGATTTCGCCAGCAAGGTTGTAGGTATTGCGTGCAGCATCAGTGATCATCCAGTTGCCGCTTGTGGAGGAATCGGTGCGCTTCGTCATCACCCACCTCGGCCTAAACCCTGTGAACACAAACGGCCCATCCGCGCTGCCGTTGCCGGTGTAGCTGCCGAAGCGGCTGAAGCCTGCGACCTCGGAGAAGAGGTAGGCGACGCCGTTGGCACCATAGTTGGTCGACGTAAAGCCCGATCCCATTGTGACAACCGTAGACGACGGCGAGGTGTTGTTCCAGACCGTTGCGTTCGCCGCAAACGCGTCCGTTGTGTTGAGCAGCAAATATCCGGTGTTCCCAACCGCCGCATGGTAAACAACCCATGGCTGCGCCCCATTGCTTCTTGACTTCACGATTACCATCTTTGGCGCAACGCCAAGTGAGTGAGCCAGCGTCCAAGGACCAGACGCCGGGAAGGCAAACGTCACGATATCGAAGCCCTGGGTCGCGCCTTCTTTCCACTGCCAGGCGACATAGGATGATCCGTTGGTGTTTGTAACAGCTCCAGTTGCGCTGCCAAGCGAAAAACCGTCTGCATCAAACGATGC